GAATTAGAGAAGGATTATGCGGTAGAGGGTATGAAGGTTGATTTAGGTCAAGAAGGCATAGGGTCGGGGCTACAAGATGAGCAGAGCTGACAGAGCAAAATCAGTATTAGAAAACGAAGAATTCCAGAATGCTTTCAAGAAGATTGAAAAAGACATTCTTAATGATATGAGGCGCATAGACTCAACGGATAAAGACGGCATACAGGCGTTAAATATTCAATTCCAGCTTTTAGGTAAATTGACCCAGTATTTTGCACTATTGGTGGCTGGTAACGACGAAAAGATAGCGCAGTTTAAAGAGAGTCAAAAAAGGAAAACCGGCAACGGGTAACTGTTGCAAACATGCCGTGAGGCACATTATCCCCTAGAAGGAAACTAATTTATGAATATGGAAGCCAACCCAATGGGAGCTGCCGAAACAGTCGCAGATGCAGGAAGTTTAATTGCTGATCGTATGAGCGACGAACCATCAGCAGAAATTGAGCAAGAAGCGCCAGGAAAGGCGGAATCTAACGCTCATATTGATGAAGATGAAAGCCAAGGCGAGCCAGAAAGCGAGCCTGAAGCCGGAGAATCTAAGTCTGAAACTGACGAAGACGAACCGAAAGAAGTTGAAGTATCAGCGGAAGAAACCGAAGACGAAACAGCAGAAGCCACTTACGAAACTGTCGAGGAATTAGCCGAAGCTTTAGAGTTATCAAGTGACGATTTTTTAACTAATATTAAAGCTAAAGTTAAAATAGACGGTGAAGTAAAAGAGCTACCCTTAACTGAGATTGTCAACGGCTACCAACGTGAAGCTGATTATCGACGCAAGACGATGGATTTAGCGGATACACGAAAGGAATTTGAAACTCAAAAGGAAAGCGCAACAAAGCAGATAGGCGAGGAATATCAACGGAGCAGAGCTGTTTTAAATATGCTTGCTAACCAAATGAAAACCGAGCATGACGCTGTTAATTGGGCTGAACTAAGAGAATATGATTCTGGAGAGTATGCAGCTAAGCAGGAGGAGTTCAGGCAACGAGAAGGGCACTTAAAAAGCCTCTGGTCGGATACTGAAGGGCACCTACAGCAAACGAAGCAAGCACAGGCACAAAAACAGAAGGAAGAATTTAATACTTATTTAGGGCAGCAGCAGGACTTATTGTTATCCGCCTTGCCTACGTGGTCAGATTCGGCCACAGCAGCAACGGAGCAAAAAGAGATTGGTAATTACTTAATTGATAACTTCGGCTTTTCTAATGCTGATGTTTTCGGAGAGAAAGGCGCTAACGGCGAATTTGTCTCACATGGTGTTACTGATCACCGTTTGATACTTCTGGCTAAACAGGCTATGAAATCATCAAACGTTAAAACTGAGCTGGCCGAAAAGAAAGTTAAAAAACTTCCTAAAGTGATTAAGGCGGGTGCGAAGTTGGGTAAAAAGAAACTGAAACAGCAAAAAACCGATAGAGTTGTTGCGGCTGCAAAGTCAGGCTCTCTTGAAAGTTTAGGCGCTGCTTTCGCTGACAAACTTTAATAACGTCGAGATGACGTAAGGGATTTTAAAATGGCACAAGCAACAGGTTTATTTTCATCGTATGACGCGATTGGTAATCGTGAAGATTTAATTGAGAATATTTTTGATGTATCACCAACGGAAACGCCGTTTCTGTCGGCTATCAAGAAGAAATCAGCAACCGCCACTAACCACGAGTGGCAAACAGACGCTTTAGCAGCGGCGGCATCAAATGCCCATATTGAGGGTAATGACTCAGCGGCAGTGGTTAATTCAGCAACTACCCGCCTAAGCAATTACAGTCAAATCCTAAAGAAATGGGCTGTAACCTCTGGCACTCAAGAAGCGGTAAGTAAAGCGGGCCGTAAATCAGAGCTTGGCTATCAGCTTGCTAGACGTATGCAAGAAATGAAGCTAGACGCTGAGTTTGCCATGCTGGATAACGGCGTAGCAAATGGCGTGGGTAACGCTAAAGTAGCTGGTAACGACACTACAGCGCGTGAGATGGGGAGTTTGGCCACTTACTTAACGTCTAACGTGAGTGTAGGCGCTACAGGTGCGGCGGCTTCTGGTAACTCTGCTGACGTAATGACCACTGGTACTGACCGTGATTTGACGGCGGCCATCCTTGATTCTGTATTAACCACCTGCTACACAAACGGCGCTGACCCTAAAATGTTCCTTGTTTCAGGAACAAACAAGGGTGTCGTTAGTGATTTCACAACAGGCGGCGCGACTCGATATGTAACTACAGATGATAAGAAGTTAACGACTTCTGTCGATGTTTATGTAGGTGACTTTCACACATTGAAAGTTGTTCCATGCCGCCAATTGGTCGGTGATAATGCTTATTTGATTGACCCTGAATATTTGGCTGTTGCTGAGCTTCGAGGCATGAAAGCTAAGGATTTAGCTGTAACAGGTGACTCTTTGAGAAAGGAAATCACTTGGGAAATTACGCTGGAGGTATGTTCAGAGGCTGCCCAAGGCGTGATTGCAGACACAAACGGGTAAATTAATTGAGGGGTGAAAGCCCCTCTTTTTAAATGGAGAAAAGAATGGAAAACAAAGCAGCAGCAAAAAAACCAGAATTAATCGAGTGTGAAGTAATGCGCGCAATCGGTGTCGAGATGAGCAAAAAAGAGAAGGAGGATTATCGCGCTACGCTTAAAAACGGGAAAGAGCTATTGAGTCTTGATGGCCTGACTAAGATGGTATATCCATCAAAAACAGACAAACCGGCAATCATAGGGCTGGAAAAGAGTGCCGCTAAGAAATTGCAACAGGCTGGGGCTGTTCGGGTTGTAATATGAGCGCCGAAAGCGACATAAAAACCTCGTTTCATTACGATGCAGCAACGAACCAGGAAATTATTGCGCGCGTTCAGGATGTTGAGCCAATCATTCAAGAAGTGGCCGAACTAAAGCGGATCACCGATGGAAGAGGCGATACATCTATGGGTTACTTTGCAGGGCGAATACCCGCAATAGTAATCGAGCAGTACATGAAAGAGGTTGGTGTCACGTTCCATGAGTTTTGTATAGATAATACCCATGTGCATAGAATACTGAACAATCCAGATTATAAACGATTTAGGATATTTGAAGGTAAAGTATGAGTATCGCAACATTCGCAGAGCTAAAAACCGCAATAGAGGACTGGGTGGACGATGGTGAAATCACATCAAAGCTAACTGATTTCATTTCTCTGGCCGAATCCTCAATGAAGCATGACAAAAAAACACGATTCCTAGCTGGTGAAATCAGGGCAACAGCCTCCACGGTTGCGTCTAGCCAATATCTTGCTGTTCCTACTGGGTTTCAGCGGATCAAGCGAATGCATATACAAGGCGACCCACAAAAGAATATTAAGATTGTTTCTCGCTCATCGCTAAACGATCACTATAGTAGCGCCACAGGTCAGCCAAGCTATGCGGCAATTATTGGTGATGAGTTCGAGTTTAATCGCATTCCTGATCAGGTTTATACGGTTGAAATTGTTTCAGATAAGTTCACGGCTTTAAGTGACTCAAATACTACTAATGAAATATTTCCAGCCTATGTCGATCTTTATCTATACGGCTCACTGATACACGCCTCGTTATTTACAAAAGATACTGACTTATACTCAATGGCAGAGCGGGAATACAATAAGGCTGTCGTCAATGCGCAGAACGCTGATAAGTCTGCAAGATATGCGGGCAGATTAAGAGCTAGAGCGAACGTAGCGCCATGATAGTTCCTTTCGGCGAATACCTACCAGACCTACCAAGAATAGGCAATAAAGGCTGTTTGGTTGCTAAGAATTGCGTCCCAATAGTCAATGGGTTTAAGCAATTAAAAGACATTGCTATTTATTCTGATGCGTTGGATGCAAGACCGCAAGGCTCTTTATCTTGCCTGGATAATGCTGGTGTAGTTTATAACTTTGCTGGCAATGCTTCAAAGCTGTATGAAATGGCAAGCGCCGCATGGTCTGATAAATCTAAAGCAGGCGGATATACTACGGGCACTGAAGAAATATGGTCAATGGCTAAAGAGGGTAGTGTGGTAATTGCGACAAACTACACAGATGCGCCTCAGGCCATTACGTTGGGCGGCGCTACCTTTGCTGACCTATCGGGAGCACCACCTAAGGCGCGATTCGTTGCCTTCTCAAATAATCACGCATTACTCGCTAACGTAAACGACAGCGTAGATGGCGTAGTTCCCCATAGAATATGGAATTCATCAATAGGCGATCATACCGGATGGACTCAAGGTACCAACCAGTGCGAATACACCACCTTAAGCGGTGACGGTGGATGGATATACGGCTTAGTTGGTGGAGAGTATGTAACTATATTTCAAGAAAAAGCGATTGTTAGAGCGTCTTATATTGGCTCTGGTTCGATATTCCAGTTCGATGAAATAGAGGGAGGGCGCGGCACTAAGGCTTCTAACTCAATTGTTAGAGTGGGAACTAAAATATATTACTTTTCTGATGATGGATTCAGGGTGTTTGATGGTAATCAGTCTGTATCAATTGGCAAAAACCGAATAAATGAAACCGTTCTAGCTGATATTGATAGCTCTTATTTATATCGTATATCTGGAAAAGTAGACCCCACGAACTCACTGATATTCTGGGCTTATGCTGGGCCAGGGAATGTAGGCGGACGACCTAATAAGCTGGTCATTTACGACTACATTAATAATAAGTGGTCACATGGCGAGCTTGAGATAGACCTCCTTCACGCCGCATTAAGCGAAGGCTACACGCTAGAGCAATTAGACGCATTCGGTACAATGGACACGCTGCCAGCAAGCTTAGACTCAAGAATATGGACGGGCGGAAATACAACACTAGCGGCTTTCAGCACTGACTTTAAATTAAACTACTATACCGGCACGGCGCTAACAGCTGAAGTTGAAACCGGCGAGTTAG